GTAAAGTTTTTAGTAGATGAAATAAATAAAAATAAAACAATTACACTGCAAGAACTTCAACAAAAACTAAAAGATAAATATAAAAATGCGGATATAAGCACTATGCAACTTTTTAGGATTGTTCGTGATAATAATATTACTTTGAAACTTACAAGAATACGACTTGAACCAGTAAAGAGATTTGGTAAAGATATAAATATTAATTCAAAAATAAAAGAGTTTTATGATGAAGTGAAAAAAATACAAAATAGAAGATATTATTTGTATTGATGAAACAAGTATAAAATCATTACAAAAAACGAAATCGTTGTTATAGTAATAAAGGAAAGCGTTGTGTAATAAAAACACAATCACAAGAAGTATTCAAAAAATATACTGGTGTATTTGCTATTACGGTTAATGGTGTTCTAAACTGGGATTTATATGAAAAAGGTGTAAAATGAAAAAATAAGAATATTCCAGCTTCTCAAGGACTGCTATGATAATATCTCTATATTTATTATAATAATCGTAGGACTATCGTAGTCTACTTTTGTCTACTTGTCTGCTTGTCTGCTTGTCTTCTGGAATATTTGCTGATTTTAAATATATTCCAGCAGTCGTGGTAAGCAGTTTATAACGATGGTATTATTTCGTAGTTTAAATCCACACATATCTTTTTCCATATCTGATCCTGAACATAGAGCTTTTCTCTGCTTTTCAATAATGGAAAATATTTGAGGTATTCGTTTAGCCCGAGTATCTGAAAGAACTTATAGAGAACATAACTATATGACAAAAAATTCTTTCTATCTTTCGGACAATGTTTCAAAAAAGGCGCCTGGATGCTTCTAAACATATTACATAGCTTATCCTCTAATTCAGGACTGAATTGCGGCGTAGGTATTCCGTTAATTCTGTTTATAATATAATTGATATGCTCGTAATACTTGTTTATTCTCAATCTTTTAAGAATATCCCTCATTTTTAAATAGGTTATTTTTTTCAAGTCAGTTATTTTCTCTTTCTTAATTTCCGTTAAAATCTTTTCAAATATTTCGTCAGGTATATCCGTACTCTCTTTTCCCTGAACCTGATTGCACCACTCCCTAAAATGATTAATCCTCTTATAACAAAAATGCGATGTATCCTTCGTATTCTGCTTTAATATCGGTCTATTTTGCTCTAATAAGAGAAGCTCCTTATATCCACAGATACTACATACAATTATTGCATCGTGTTGGAGGCAAGTCATACTATTTTTACAAACCTTACATATCTCTATGTTTTCGTCCTCAACTGTTCTAACATATCTATTGTTTATTATAGCCATATATTTATCTACCAAGGTACTCTTGTCATATATCTTGCTATTATCATTCTCATTAATTTCCCCCTTAATTTTATTGGCCTCCGTTTTATCGCTATCAGCACATTTATTTTCTTTTACAAGCTTCTTATTATCTATGTTATTAAGAGCTTCTAATACATTAATCGTGTTAGTATTTATGCTCATATTTCGCTTTTTTTTGGATTCCTTCTTATATATCTTTGGTTTATTAAAGGACTCTTTTACAAAATTTATATTTTGATTAATATCCGATTGCTTATTTACGGTATCGTAATATTGAAATAATATATCGCTCGTATTCTTGTAATACTCTATTTCATCTAAATTATTGAGTTCATTCAATTTACTTTTAATATCTATTATCTGCTCGTTCAACTCTGTATTACTGAACCAAAGCCGACTATTAAGTTCTTTATCTGCCGTATTATTTATACTTTTTAATATCTCCATTTTCTTTTCTTCGCAATAACTCAGTTTTTCAAGATAGTATATCTTTTCCTTATCGCTCTTCTCAAAATCCTTTATCATATTATTATGCATCGCGTCCAAAGTAACAGTTTCATTTATATCTGTTGTTATTTTTTTTTTAGATGACTTCTCTTTAAACATCATTATATTTGAATTATAAATATTAAGGTTTATATAATAAAAATAATTTTTGTGTCATATAATCTATATTTTTTTCTCCTCTAATAGTATAAAGAATATAGCGTAAATGGGTGGTGGTCTTCTTCAATTAGTAGCTTATGGTGCTCAGGATGTTTATTTAACTGGTAATCCGCAAATTACCTTTTTCAAAGTAGTTTATCGTCGTCATACTAACTTTGCTATTGAAGCTATCCAACAAACTTTCAACGGTAATGCCGGATACGGTAATACTGTAACCTGCCAAATATCACGCAACGGCGATTTAATAAACCGTATGTATTTACAGGTTGATGTCCCTAAAAAGAAAGATCTTGATACCAAAACTACCAGCACATACCAAAATTATCTCGGGTTACGCTTAATAAAATCCGTTGTTATTGAAATTGGTGGCCAACAAATAGATAAGCATTATTCCGATTGGCTTTACATCTGGAACGAATTATCTCTACCTATCGGCAAACGCTATGCATATGATACTATGGTCGGTGCCGACAAAGATATATTAAATGGCTTAAACAACATAGATGAAATTCCTGATTCCTCTGTCACAACTCTATATATCCCATTTGAGTTCTGGTTTTGCCGCAATGTAGGTCTCGCGCTTCCTTTAATCGCTCTTCAATATCACGAAGTCAAAGTAAAAATAGATTTTGAAACTAAGGCCAACTGCATATCCATTCCCGCAGGCTCATTAACCGATTTTGAAGATATTAAAAATATCTCTTTATGGGCTGATTACATCTTCTTAGATACCGATGAACGCCGAAGATTCGCTCAATTATCCCACGAATATTTAATAGAGCAGCTACAATTCACTGGCACCGAACCCCTAGTTGATGGCACCAACCGAATCAAGCTTAACTTCAATCACCCTTGCAAAGAACTCATATGGGTCGCAAAAGTAGCCCCTTCTTCCACGAATCTTAATAAAACCAGATGGTATGATTACACAAACTTGGACGTGGCAGACGACGAGAAAGCACTTGAGTTAGCTTATGATAAATCTGCAGCACAAGGAGGACAGCGTACATCAAACTATTTAGTTATATCCGATGTCAAACCTGCGACAAATAGCAACCCTTTTATTAATGCCATCCTCCAATTAAACGGCAACGACCGTTTTGCGGTAAGAGAAGGCGATTATTTCAATTATGTTCAACCCTTCCAGCATCACACCAACGTTCCCGTACACAATTCTATAAATGTGTATTCATTTGCCCTAAAACCCGAAGAGCACCAACCTAGCGGCACCCTCAATATGTCTCGTATTGACACTGCAACTTTGATGGTTAATGCTAAACCAGCTCCAACTAATAAATCATACCAAGGCATCAATATATACGCAGTCAATTACAACGTCCTTCGTATATTATCAGGTATGGGCGGCCTTGCTTATTCCAATTAAAAATATAATAAAGATATCATCTATAATAAAAATATAAAAGAGTCGTGTTATATAATTTCCTTTTTTTTTTCTCCTCTAATAGTATAAAGAATATAGCGTAAATGGGTGGTGGTCTTCTTCAATTAGTAGCTTATGGTGCTCAGGATGTTTATTTAACCGGTAATCCGCAAATTACCTTTTTCAAAGTAGTTTATCGTCGTCATACTAACTTTGCTATTGAAGCTATCCAACAAACTTTTAACGGAACTCCCAACTTTGGCAATCGTGTAACCTGCCAAATATCTCGTAATGGCGATTTAATACACCGTATGTATTTATCTGTTGTTAATTATTATTCGGGCACTAATGCTAGCGTATGTCCTTATTTCGGTCTCCGTTTAATAAACTATGTAGAAATTGAAATCGGTGGTCAAAAGATAGACAAGCATTATTCTCACTGGATGTATGTATGGAATGAACTCTCGCTTCCCATATCAAAGAAAGATGCCTATAAAAAGATGGTAGGTGCTAATGATATGCTCACGACAATAGGAACTTCTACTGCTGGTGCTAATCTATATATCCCCTTAGAGTTTTGGTTCTGTCGCAACGTAGGTTTAGCCCTTCCTTTAATCGCTCTACAATATCACGAAGTTAAAATTAACATCCTCTTTGAAACGAAAGAGAATTGCAGAGGTGCCTCTACTGATGTCAACCCCCTATCGTCTGTTTCATTATGGGTTGATTACATCTTCTTAGATACCGATGAACGCCGAAGATTCGCTCAATTATCCCACGAATATTTAATAGAACAGCTAC